AGCAGGTGATGAAATCTGGTGCGATCCTCGTATCAGGGTGGGTCACGAAAAAACTCGTGTAATCTAATGCAAATTAGAAATGACGATAAAATAGTAGAAGTGTCAAATCTCACGACAGATGAGTTGTGGGATATGACGGCACTCTTTACCACCGAATTATCTCGTAGGGATGATGTTCAGTACTGTGTATGTGCTACACCCGATTCAGTTAAACTTAAACTATCTAAATTATGATTATTATGACAATTGCTGCGTGGCTCGGTTTATTCGTTATTCTTGGTATTATTGGTTCAATATACCTTCTTAACCTTTATAACCCACATTAATGGATAAACGGTATAACATACGTTATAAAGGGGATATAATCCACCCTAATGTTAGCATTGAAAAGTGTAGTGAACTCCTACAGGACTTTGCAGATCGCTTTTACAATGGTAAAGATGATGAAATTAACCCTAGTTTTTTAGATTTGGAGGAAATTACTAATGGCAGCATGGAACGGTGAAAACAGTATAGAAGCAAAACCTAAGAAAAGTCGTCAAGGAAGAGGTAAACATAGCAAATATGCCGCCTCCTCTCGTAATAAAGCACCGAAAAGGTATCGAGGACAAGGTAAATAAATATAAGGGACTCGAAAGAGTCCTTTTTTTATTGCAAGAGGTCTACAATGGAAGGAAAAATGCTACGTGAAATTGCAAACGATGCAATAACACCCAAGAAGACAAATAAAAAAGTACAAAATGACCTATATGAGAAGGTAGAAGACAATGATTTCTACGAAGGATTGGATTATGACGACCAAATGATACCCTCTGCAGAATTTTAGTCATCAAACCTTAATAAATAAACAATAATCGCTGTATTTAAGTGCCATTAGAACGAGTTAGCCAAGGATTTAAGGATATTAGCATGACTTTTCAAGCTAATCCCCTTAATAATGACCTAATTGGTCTGAAAAATGAAAATGCTATTGCTCGTTCTGTGAGAAATATCGTTTTTACTCTTCCTGGAGAGAAATTTTTTGATGAAGATTTTGGATCTAGCATTTCTCAGTCCCTTTTTGAGAATATTGATGAGATTTCTGCTGCAGAAATAGTTGATGAGATCGAACAATCCCTCATAAACTATGAACCAAGGATAAATTTGCTTAATGTAAGAGCATTTCCTAACTTTGATAATAACCAATTTGATGTTCGTATCATATATGAGATTATAGGAGCGTCTGTTCCGCCACAAGAACTGCAATTTGCACTACAATCAACAAGATAAATGGGATTAGTTAATTTTTCTAACCTTGATTTTGCTCAGGTTAAGACATCGCTTAAAGAATATCTTAAAGCAAACTCTACTTTTACTGATTATGACTTTGAAGGGTCTAACCTTTCGTCAATCATTGATGTACTAGCATATAATACGTATATCACTTCATATAATGCCAACATGGTGGCCAATGAAGTGTTCATTGATAGTGCTACTTTAAGGGAAAATGTAGTTTCATTAGCAAGAAATATTGGATATGTACCAAAATCAAGGAAAGCAGCAAGTGCAACAATAAGTTTTTTCGTAGATTGTAGTGATATTAGTCCAACACCTGCTTCTATAACACTAAAAGCAGGTCCTGTGGCAGCAACATCAGGAACTTTTGGCGGTCAATCGTTTATTTTTAGTATTGTAAGTGATATAACCGTCCCTGTACTCGATGGAACTGCTAATTTTAATGAAATTAGTGTTTATCAGGGGTCATTAATCACTTCAACATTTAATTTTAGCTCTCAAACACCAAATCAAAAGTTTATTTTACCAAATGCAGGGATTGATACTGAATTATTGAAAGTAACAGTCAAACCAAACCAAAATTCTACGACTGAAACCACTTATACTACCCAAGATAGTCTTTTTGACATCAATTCAGAGTCGAAAGTTTACTATATTCAGGAAATTGAAGATGAAAGATATCAAATTTTCTTTGGAGATGGTATTTTTGGTAAAAAATTAGATGAAAATAATTTTATAACTGCAAGTTACATAATTTCGAGTGGTGATTCTGGAAATGGAGTCGCTCAATTTGAATTTGCGGGTAATTTATCGTATGAAAGGAATGGATTAGACTATACAGTCACTGCTGGAGTCTCTTTAATCACTACAGACATCTCTTCTACTGGTGGTGAGAATATTGAGACTGTAGAATCTATTAAAAAGTTCGCTCCACGCATTTATGCCTCTCAAAATCGTTGTTTGACAGCAAATGATTATGAAACAATCATTCCAACCAGAATTTATCAAGAAACTGAGTCAATTTCAGTTTTTGGAGGTGAAGAATTGGTTCCTCCTCAATATGGAAAGGTCTTTATTAGTATAAAACCCAAAACTGGCGACTTTATACCTAATTTAATTAAACAAAACATCAGAACTAAGTTAAAGAAGTATGCCGTTGCGGGAATTGTCCCCGAAATACTTGATTTGAAGTATCTTTATGTTGAAGTTGATTCAAAAATCTATTATAACACTAATTTGGCACCTTCAGGAGCTTCTGTTTCAAGTATTGTTTCTCAAAATGCAAATAAGTTTGCAGAATCTGCTGAAATGAACAAATATGGAGCAAGATTTGCGTATAGTAAGTTTTTGAATGTTATTGATCAAAGTAGTGAAGCAATAACTTCTAATATTACGACAGTCCAGATGAGAAGGGATCTTCGAGCAGTGTTAAATAGTTTTGCAGAGTATTCTGTTGGATTTGGTAATGAATTTCATATTAAGAGTATGAGTGGATACAATATTAAGTCTAGTGCCTTTAGGATAAGTGGAATTAATGCTGATGTTTATCTTTCCGATGTTCCTAACACTAATAGAGAGAATGGATCTCTATTTTTCTTTACACTTCCTACCCCATCTTCAACAAGTCCAACAATTGTAAGAAGAAATGTGGGGAGAATTGATTATATAAATGGAATTATAACACTTAACCCAGTTAATGTGTTATCTGGCAAAATAAAAGATGGTCAATCTATTATTGAATTGTCAGCATGTCCAAGATCAAATGATGTCATCGGATTACAGGATCTTTATTTGCAACTAGATATTAGTACAAGTAATTTTGAAACCATTGTGGATGACATCTCTTCAGGATTAGATCCATCAGCATCTGAGTATATTGTTACCTCTAGTTACGCCAACGGGACATTAGTAAGATCATAAAATGCCACAAACGAGAATCCAGTTTAATAATATAGTTCAGAATCAGCTTCCTGCTTATACGCAGACTGAGTTTCCTTTAGTTGCTGAATTTTTAAAGCAATATTACTTAGGACAAGAATATCAAGGTGGTCCTATTGATTTGATAGAAAATATCGATCAATATACAAAAGTTTCTGAACAAACCAATATAATTGATACTGTAGGGTTATCTACTTCAGTAGATGCTTATACTGATGTTATTCCAGTGGATATGCAATCATATCCTGCAGGAACTAATGGATTTCCGAGTTCTTATGGATTAATTCGTATTGATGATGAAATTATTACTTACACAGGAACTGCATCAACTTGTTTTACTGGATGTGTTCGTGGATTTTGTGGTATAACCTCCTATAAAAGTGAAACTAATCCAGATGTACTAGTCTTTGATTCAACGACCTCACAGGAGCATACAGGAGGGTCTAAGGTACAGAATTTGAGTGGATTATTCCTTAAAGAGTTTTTACATAAAACAAAACATCAAATATTACCAGGTTTAGAAGATCGTGCTCTTCATAAAGATCTAGATCAGAATATTTTTATAAAACAGGCAAAAGATTTTTATCTCAGTAAGGGTACAGATAGATCTTTTGAAATTTTATTTAAGGCATTATATAAAGAAGATGTAGAGATAATAAGACCTAGAGATTTCCTCTTTACTCCTTCAAATGCTAATTATAGGGTTGTAAAGGACTTTGTAGTTGAATCTATTAAAGGTGAAGGTAATCCTCTTCATCTTGAGAATTCTACTTTAAAGCAAAATGAATATAAAAATGATTATTTTAATTCATATGCTCCTATCAGTTCTGTAGAACCAATTAATACTGGAGCAGGAACAACATATTATAAATTAAGCATTGATGCTGGATATAACAGAGATGCAAGAGTTGAA